GTCTGCGATTGATTTAGGTTCGGCAGAATCCGCATATACTGGAACGTCTTTCGGTAGGATTTTAGAAATGTCGCTATTGAGCAATCCTGTTTGATATGTCATCTCGTCAAGTATCCTTTGCTCGTTGTATTTATAAACTGCAATGATTGCTGTCGGATCCGCTGAGTACCCAAAATCAAGCCCTATTCCAATCAATCTTGCTTCCTCAGGTATTCTGTCAATCGTCTTATAGTTTGTAAATACGGCGCCTTGTAATTGACCGACCTTGCCCTCTCCGTAAACAGTCCACCAGTTGCGCCAGTATGCGCTTGTCTTCGCTTTTAAGCGATTCTTTTCTATTTGTTGAACGATACCCTTATCGAGCGCTTGATTGTCCTTGTAGGTTAATATTAAGAAATCAGCATCAGGCTCGTCTTTTACTTCCCTATGCACCCAAAACTCATTAGCTGGGTTAAAGTCAAGGTAGACCTCTTTCTTTGTTCTTATGCTAAGTTCGTTGTATGATTCAAAAGATACATTGTTGCACTCGTTTATGTAAAGAATGTCCCTCCTCGCTCCTCTCAGTTTGCTTGAGTCATCGGCGCTAAAGAACTCTATAAAACTCCCATTTATAAATTGGTATTTAAGTAAAGACTTATTGAAGCTTGTTTCCGTATATCTGCATCCCCACTTCATGATTTTTTCAAAATCTCGTACGGCTCCTCTACGCAAATGCGGTATAGATTCCGCAACTACGCTAATCTCTAAGTTTGGCAAACTCATTGCTTTGTTTATGAGAATAAAAAGCGTGCTGAATGTTTTGGAAGCGGATGTGCCTCCCTGAATTATTTTAATTCGTTTTTTTAAACGATTAATCTTCTTCGCTGCTGTCGTCTCTATCAGCATCTAAATTAAAAAAAGGTAATTCAATATTTGTTTGCTCAACTTGCTGTATTGGTTGCCCATAAGCTGAGTCCATCAATTTTTGGTAAGCTTGGGTATCTCCTTCCCTTGCTTTTTTGATCAGAGCTAAAGTCATAAGATCCTCTTGGCTCATATCTTCCAATTCGCTTGTTAGAGGATTCTTTAAATTCTGCTCAACGGATAGCCATTTCTTTGCTATTGTGCTTCGGTTTTTGCTTCCCTTTGGTCTGCCCTTTGGGTTTCCGCTTTGCCCTTTTTTGAATGGTATTAAATTTTTGTTAGCCATTGTTCGTGTTTTTGTATGGTTTACCGTTTATCTTTACTTCTAACGCACTATCAAGCTTTAACATACGGTCTACTATTACTTGGCAATATTTCTCGTCTAATTCCATTCCGTAGCATTTGCGTTTAAGTTGGTGTGCTGCCACCATTGTTGAACCGCTTCCGAGAAACATGTCAAGTACAATCCCTTCAGTTGGGCAACTGCTTTTTATTACTCTTTCACATAAAGGTATAGGTTTTGGGGTTGCGTGTCCTCCTTCATTACCTTGCCTTATATGTCTATCAAAATGCCATACGTTGTTCATATTATCGTGGACATTATCAAAGTATGCTCTTGTTTCATAATACTCCTTCTTTAAAGCATCGTACTCCTTCTTTAAAGCATCGTACTCCTTATTAAAAGCATTGCCTTTTGCTGCTATTTGTATAGCGTTATAATGCTCTCTTGATGGGAATAGCCATTGACTTGTTGTGAAATAGTGAGATGCGCTTGTCTTTCCTGTTATATCAATTATTTGCTTTGTATTCCATCCAAGTTTATTCTTTTCGTTTATTAGGTAATTAAGTATAGGGTCAAAACCATTGAAATAATTATCAGCATTGTTATTAAATCCTTGCACCCCCATCATAATAAATAAACACTTTTCATCTGCTGTCGCATAACTTCTTGTCTTGTCTGAGTTTTGACCCTGACCGTTGCCCTTATCCCAAGTGATTAGATTTCTAAAAGTAATTTTTTGACATTTAGCGTATGGCTTTAAGATATGGCTGTATATGTCCATCAATGGCTCATCTATTCCCCAACAGTAAAAAGAACCGTTATCTTTTAAAACAGAAAACTGCAAGGGAATCCACTGATTATTAAACTCAAGTAAATCGTTATAATTTAAGTTGTCATTTAATACTCCATCGTTTTCTTTTTTCATACCATATGGAGGGTCATTGTGTGCAACGTCTGCCTTTTCTCCATTCATTAACTTTGCAACTTGGTCTGAGTCTGTACTATCTCCACAAAGCAATCTATGTTCGCCTATCTCTATTAAGTCCCCAAGTACAATGTCCGTTTTTATTTCGTTCGGCATTTCGTAATCATCTTCCTCCGCTTCAAGTTCTTGCACCGCTAAATCAACAGGCAAATCTAAACCCCAATTTTCTAAATCCTCAACCTCAAATTCATTTGCTAAACTATCCCAATCCCACTCCCCTGAGCTGAGGTTGTCCTTTACTATGAACTCCCTCTGTTGTTCCTCTGTTAATGAACTCGCTTTGATTATGTAAACTTCCTTCAATCCAGCCTCTTTACAAGCTCTTAATCTTTGGTTTCCTCCGAGTACAATGTTATCGTCATTTACTATGATAGAACGAAGCTGCAACATCCAAGGTGCTTCCTTAATCGACTTGACTAATTTACGGAAGTCATCATTCTTTATTACCCTTGGGTTATTTGGGTTATTCTTTACCTGAGATATTTTTACCTTTTCTATTTGCATTATTCGTATGTTTCAAAAACCGTCTTCATCTTGTTATGGATTTCCCTTAGACAGCTTGCGCAGTTTGTTGCGTTTGTTTTTACTCTAAAGATACGGCTGTATATTTTTATCATTTGGTCTCTTTCACTTGGGCGGTAAGTTGTGGATCCTTTTGCAAACCATTCCTTTAACCATTTGTATTCGTCTTCCAGTAAGCAATCAGGCTGCTTCGTGTTTCTGAATAATTCGTTGAGCTTTTCCTTACGCTCAGTACAGCCGCAATCCTCTCCAAGAATAAACTTGGCCACCTTTGCAGCTCCTGTTTTTTCCAATACCTCCTCTACTATATCTCCGACTCCTTTCTTGGGTTGCTTTCTTGGCTTCCGTTTTTTTGTTGTTTTACTCATTTCCTAATTTTTTGAATATGATTATTTTATACTTGAAAATATTGAAGATGTACTTTACTTCGTATATCGGTTCTTTCATCTTCTTAATATTCTCCTTCTGCCTTTTCTCCCACTTATCTAAGTAACTTGCTTGTGACCAATCTTCTTTACTCATTTTTTTTAGTTGTATTCGTTTAAATGCACAAAAGCGATTCCATTACATCAATCTCCTTTTGCGTTTGTGTATCCGCTTTTAAGTTGCCTACAAGCTTGCTTTTTAATCTTCGTATTTCTTGCTTGATGTACTTGGTTCGATATGTTGTTTTGTCCTCTTGCTTCTGGACTATGTATCCGTGTTCCTCCAGCAACTTAATGCTCTCCTCAATCTTTGCTTGTTGCTCTCGGTAGTGATTGAATATTTGATTATCTATTGCCATCGTTTTTTATTTGTTTGTATATTCCTTTTTCTGTTTCGCTCAAAGATGCAAAGTTGTATATCTTATCCTCAAGCATTTCCTTTTCAGTTTTGTAGTACGGTTCGTCTTTATGCCCCAAAGCTGGAGCATAACGCAACCTGACTTTACGCCTAATGCTTTTGCTGTTTCCTATTTTTACCTCTTTATATTTCATTTAGTCGTAACCCTCCATCTCGTCTTTGTAATCTTCTCTCTTAGGATCCACA